GCTGTGGATGAGGAAATTATCAAAGATACAGGTCTTTGGTATAGGGAACTCTTCTATCTTGAACAACTAGAAGAACGTTTCCTACCGACGGTAAAAACGTCGTTGCCTCAGGGGTGGAAACAGGTAAGCTCGTCCTGGCTCTCTGATGAGTCCGTGGAAGAGTGGAAGCGTCGTTGGTCAGACGCTTGTAATTATCACGCCTGGACCGCACCCCATGACCCGAAGGTACTCGAAGAAGACGACGCTATGGACAAAATTAGACTTGGCTGTTTGCCCTATGGTCTAGGTTCCTTGATTGGAGCCCGTGTGAGACGGATGTTGAAGATGTCTCGCAGCCAGGTCTGGCGTTGGGTGAATCTTAGGAGGAACCCTTCCGTTTTCGGTAGAGTACAGAGAAATAGAGGATCTCGAGTGTGGGTTGAAGTGGACTTGCTTGCTACTCGCACGCAAGTTGCATTTGTTGCATCGAGCATGTCAGCCGAAGAGTCGGGTTAAACCGGCTCCAGCCCAGTGGTTGGCTCTAAGTCATCGACCCTCTGGGATAGGCAGTGATCTCCTAAGATCTCACTGTCGAGTCAAGCAATTGGCTATGGTAGACCTTTACCTGATAGGCGGACCGGGGAGTAGTATTACTCCTGTCACTAAGTATAGCATTTCCCACGTGGAAATGAGGTTAGCAACAGCCCACAAGATAGCATGTGCGATCAGTCCTACGACTGGATCTCCATACCGATGTGCGGACCAAAATCCTGGTCTTAACATTCTTACGGGAATGTTACCGGTACTTGCGCGTAAAACGACAACTGATGTTAATCGTTGCGCAAGTTCACTTTTAAACGTCTCTTCGAAATTCGAATCGTTTGTGGCTGCAATGGAATCGCTCTATGGCGTTTCGCTTTGCAGGCCTCAATTCGAAAGTTTGAAGTCACTAAGCAAGTTCTGCGAAGGACTTGTGGAAAGAGACGCTTCCCACCCGTGGCAAGAGGCGGTGAAACCTCTTGCGGCTCAGTCTAGGTTCGGACTGAGTCATTCTTTATTTCTCTTTAGAAAGGTTATTCCAAAGGAGAAACCTCGGGTAGGAGACTATTGCGAGAAGTTATCTCGCCCCCAGGAACCGCCGGACGGCGATTTCCTGGATTTCGCTCTGCGATTGACTCGAAAGCTGTTTCGGGTTGGGTGGGATCGAACTTATCAAGATCGATCTCTTACAAGCTCTTTGCCGACGACCTCCTGTGCGGAGTCTGGTCGTGCAAAGGGGGGGTGTAGGGGACTTGAACTGGAGGAGCGTTGGCGTAGAGCAGACTTCTGCAACTACGTTCTCAGTTCTACTAAGTCCCTGACACGCGGGGTTTCTAGAGTACAGGCCATTGAGACCAGCGGCAAATGGAGGATAATTGCAATTCCGCCTCGCGTTGACAACGCGTTGCGTCCTCTCCATAAAGCCATGTACTCTCACCTTTCCCAATTCCCTTGGCTCTTACGAGGAGATGCCAAACCGAGTCGATTCAAAGATTTTGTCCCTAAGGACGGCGAAATCTTTGTAAGTGGCGATTACGAATCCGCCACTGACAACTTAAACTCGGATCTCCAACTTTCGATCCTTGAGGAGCTGATGAGTCGCGCGTCTACCGTCCCTTACGGTATTCAAGAACACGCACTCGCCACGTATTCGTCTGAGTTGCAGGACGACGCGGGGAATCTCTACACTCAACGTAGAGGTCAGCTAATGGGACAACTAACCTCTTTTCCCATGTTGTGCCTTATAAACTACATCACGTTTCGGTATTCTTTCCGACATCGAGATGGTTGCTCTTTACGGGGCTCCATACCGGTTAGGATTAATGGCGACGATATCGTTTTTCGTGCGACGCCCGAGGAGTTTACTCTTTGGGAACGTGAAGTAGCGAAAGGGGGGTTGACTCTTAGTAAAGGAAAAACGTTCCTGCATCGCAGGGCCTTTACTTTGAACTCTACTCCATTCTGGGCTTGCTCAGGTGGAGGGAAACTAGTTGGATTCTTGCGATCTAGCGCTGTGTTTCCTAAGGGTAGCATCTCCGAGCAGATTGTCTCGCTGAGTGGTCGTTTCTATTCAGCGGGTCCTGGTTTTGGAAGAATTAGGAAGAGGATTGTTCAAACTCTTTTTATCAACCAGAATCAGAAGCCGATTCATGCTAGTCGGCGGTCTCTCACCCGTGGGTTGGGGTTGGCTGTGGATGAGGAAATTATCAAAGATACAGGTCTTTGGTATAGGGAACTCTTCTATCTTGAACAACTAGAAGAACGTTTCCTACCGACGGTAAAAACGTCGTTGCCTCAGGGGTGGAAACAG